CGATGATAAGAATTTCAACAAAAAAAAAGTACAATAATTCATAACATTGCAATCGAATAACAATAGAGTAACATGGCAGGAGGAAATAAGAAAATACATGAGCATCCTAAAGCGGGGACAAACGCTCTCGACAAAAACCCACAGAACATAAACCGCAAGGGCAGACCGCCATCAATTGCAACGCAAGTAAAGGAAATACTTACTGAAGAAGGTAGGGTAACGATACCGGCTTCGCAGATTCATAACATCAATGATGATGGGTCGGTAACGCTTATCTTACCAACACAAATGCAAATAGCAATGAAGTTGGTAGGTTGGGCAATGTCGAAGAAAGGAAATGACAGTCTGAAAGCGATTGAAATGATTCATAAAGTAGTTGACAATCCTGCAATGAATATCAAAGTAAACACAGCGAGCGAGCACGAAGATTGGACAGAGGAAGAACTGGAAGCTGAAATAAAACGCCTAAGAGGTGAGTAATGAAAGGAAAATATACGAAATTCAAAAACTAATAAATGTCAAGAGAGCAAAGAAGGGTAGCTATATTGACATGATTCGCTTATTGGATAAGAAATATATTTTTTCAGATTTTCATAAAGGATTAATCCAAAAGTTAGAAGATTTTGCGCAAGGAAGGATAAAAAAGAACATGATGGTCTTTGCGCCACCGCAGCACGGAAAACTGCTACCTGCTTCAACTCCTGTTTTGACAACGCAAGGATTCAAAAATCACGGTGATTTAAAAAAAGGTGATTTTGTTTTTAATCAAAATGGTGAACCGTGCAAGGTGTTAGCCAACTCTGGATGTTACGAATGGGAGGTATGCGAAATGTTTTTTCAGGATGGGAAAAAAATAAAATGTGCTAAGGAACATTTGTGGTCAATTTCTTATGAAAAAGATGATCACAAAGGTAGGCGGATGGGTATTTTTGAAACGCAAGATATTTTTAAGATAAAACACAGACGTTCACCATTTATCGAAGTGTCGCCCTCTTTAGATATTCCCAAAAAAGATTTACCTATTGACCCTTATATCTTAGGTATTTGGTTAGGTGATGGGCATAAAAATTCAAGTACTATAACGGTAGGTGAAAAAGACATTGAACATTTTGAGAGATACGGAATAAAGAAAGAAGTAAGAAAAGGTATTTTCTCTGTACGTGTTCCGAAGCTCATAACTGAACTGAAAAAGATAGGACTTTACAAAAACAAGCATATCCCAATTGATTACATTCTCTCATCTATTGAACAGCGGATGGAGTTACTAAGGGGGCTTATGGATACCGACGGATATTGTGATGTGCATGGAAATTGTGAATTTGCACAAAATGACAATCAATTAGCCAAAGATGTTTATTTACTTTTAAGGTCGTTAGGATTCAAGGCAAGGGCTAAGAAATACGATTCTTATTTGAATGGTAGAAATGTAGGTAAGAAAATAAGAATAGGATTCAATCCAGACAAAAGTGACTATATTTTTAAATTAGATAGAAAGCAAAAGCGGTTAACCAATAAAGTAAAGAAAGATAGGAATGATAAATACCGTCTTTTCATTAAAGAAATAAAATATTCCGGTGAAAGGATTATAGGCAATTGTATTCAAGTGGATGGAGGTATGTACCTTGCCGGATACGACTTAATTCCTACTCATAATTCTCAGCTTACTTCAAGATTCCTACCAGCGTACCTATTAGGAATGAATCCAGACTTAAAAATAGCATCGGTAAGCTACTCAATTGACTTGGCAAGGTCTTTCAATCGTGATGTACAACGAATAATTGACAGCAACGAATATGCAGAAATATTTCCTGATACTAAAATCAATTCAAAGAACGTTGTGACGCTTCAAAGCTATTTGAGAAATTCAGACGAATTTGAAGTCGTTAATAAAAAAGGATATTACAAAGCAGTCGGGGTAACTGGAGGACTTTCAGGTCGTACAGTTGACATTGCTATAATGGACGACCTTGTGAAAGACCAGATTGAAGCGTCATCAGAGACGTATCGGGAACGTGTTTGGGATTGGTATTTGTCTGTATTACTTGCGAGACTTCACAATGACAGTAAGATTTTGCTGATTATGACCCGTTGGCATGATGATGACATCGCAGGTCGTATTCTGAAGCTGGAGCCTGAAAAGTGGGAAGTTGTAAAATACAAGGCTATCAATGACGAAGGTCAATCGCTATTCCCTGAACGGCATGACTTAGAGAAACTAAACCGATTGCGGTCTTTGTCACCTGATACGTTTGAAGCGATGTACCAACAGAACCCGATACTTTCAGGAGGGAATAAAATCAAATCGAAATGGTTCAATTACGTGGATTCTGTTCCCGGCAATGTCATTCTGGAAATGTGGGTAGATTCTGCTTACACCCAATCAACGAGCAACGACCCGACCGGTATAATGATTTGCGGATATGATCCGATAAAGAATAAATTGTACATTACTTTTTCAGAAAGTGTATTTTTGGAATTGCCTGAACTTATTACGCATTTACAAGGATTCAACGTTTCAAAAATATACATTGAACCAATGGCGAGCGGAAAAAGTATAAAGCAAATCGGTTCGACGGTTTTAAGAACTCCAATAATAGAGATAAAATCAAAACTTGTATCGCAAGGTAAAGAAGCAAGGGCACAATATGGAGCGAACTACATTGAGGCAGGAAATGTTATATTTGTACGTGGTGCGTGGAATGGAGACTTTGAACATCAATTAACAGGGTACAGAAAAGTGAAGCATGACGAATACATTGATTTAGTTGGTTACGCTTGCGAACATTATTTTAAAGGAAAGAATAATTTAATTAGTATTTTTGCAGGAAACAACCTTAAATGATGAACGATAGTCTTGATATTTACAACTACTTAAAGAAGATAAAAGAGTTAGCAACGGACGACGAAGTGTTTTTAGTTGCTTACAAAAATTTAAAAGATGATTCAAATATTCTATTCATAAAAAATAATAGCGTAGATTTGTGCGAGCTGTCAAGCGGGAATAAGGATAAAGAGGACGAAATGTACAATGTGTTTATAAATACCATTTTAACAATGGCAGCGGAAAAAATGATAAAAGAACCCAAATTGGAAACTATTTTTTTCCATGAGTATTTTAAGATGAAAAATAAAATGTTTTAATAGGTTCTATTTCAGGAAGTGGTGCTAAAAGTAGTACCTACTTCCTTTTATTACATACTAAACAAAATGACAATGGAAGGTATATTAATAGATAATATATTAAAGGGGAAAGTATATCCATACACAAACAAAATCGTTTCAGATGCTGAAATGTACTTGGCGTTTTACTCTGGTGAGAATCAGGATAAGATACTGAACAAGTATCGCTCTTTGGAGACAGATGGACAAAAGAAGCAACGAGCAAGGGTTTCAATTGCACGAACAAAACACGTCGTTTCGCAGGTCGAAAATATTATTGACCAGCTACAGACACTTGACACACCTGCTATCTTTATTGGAGTTAAGAATGAAGTCAATGAAGAGTTGACTGAATTGTCCTATAATTTAAACATAAATCAAAGAGCGTTTGAATTTGTCAAGTATTATAACTTGGTAGATGCAAATGCCTTTGTCGTATTTTCAGAAGATGAATTTGGTGAACCTACTTTTGACATTATCGAATCAAAGGATGTTTTCGGATTCAAAATCAAAAACGATAGAGTTGAATATTTGACGGTAAAAGTTTCTACAGAGAAATACAGAATCTACTTGACGGATAAGGTCATTGACGTAAATCGGTCAATATCTGGTACGGTTACGATTGAAGCAGAATACCCAACAAAATTAAACTATGCTTTTCACTTAGGAATCAATAAAGACGGTAAGACCAATTTCAGCACATACAAGTCTATTCTGGAACCGGCATCAGAGCAACTTAAATCGTTGGTGTGGGATGGGTCTGAATATGATGTTATAAAATTGCTTCACGGAATAGTGAAGGAATACCGCTATGTCAGCAGATGCAACAATGTGGTGAATAATGACGAAGGGATAGCATCATGCTATGAAGGAAACTTATACCGGAATAACGAAATAGTAGGTCAATGTAATGTATGCAACGGAACAGGTAAGATAGGTCACACATCAAGTCAGGATGTTATTGAATTGCCTTTGCCTATGAACGGAAACGAAGAAATGATTTCACTTGATAAGTTGCATCATACTATTTATTTGCCTGAATCACTTTTTGAAGCGAAAAAGAATGACATTAAAGACACGGAAAACCAAATAATCAGAACGGTTTTTAATTCCAATTCTTTGAAGCAGGAGGATGTAGTTAGGACGGCAACGGAATTAGCGATTGACTTCAAAGGCGTTTATTCGCAATGGTATAAGGTAGGCTTCAAGGTTTCGGAAACATACATCTGGATGATTGAATGTTTAGCGGCGTTCAGTGGAATTGAAAACGTGGAAGTGTATCACGGTTATACGATGGATGTTAATTTGGAAGACTTACAATCGTTGTTGTCACAGCGAGAAAAAGCGGTTGTTTCAGGTGTTGGATTTGAAGTCATACAGGCATTGGATAGGGCTATAATTAAAAAGCAAAACATGGACGATCCAAATTTCATAAAGCGATACGAAACATGGGAGACGTTCCGACCGTTCAGAGATAAGACCCCGAATGAAAAGGTTGCTATAATTGCATTACTTCCGGAGAACAATAATGAGCGTATTTTGTACACATTTTGGGAAGCCATCAAAACGGAAGTGCTAATTTCAAATCCTAACTTTTATGAGATGGAACGAGAAAAACAAAGGGAATTGATTTCCAACGAGATTGATAAATTCAGAGTTTCTGAACCTAATGTTAATTTTGAAAATCTTGCCTGATGGATTTGAAAGAACTGAATGAAGGAACGAGAGAAAAAGCAAGGATGTTACAGAGTGATATCTATGAAGCTACTATTTCCTACATTCAGGACAATTTGACCATTGATGAAAATAAGATAAAATTTAATAACAAAAACATAAACATAGTTGACCGATTAACTAAGTACTTGACCGATAAGATGAAGTTTAAAATTGACCGCTTCAAGGAATACATTTTGAACGGCATCAAAACGATACTTGGAGAAACGTCGAGCGGTTATCAGTCTATTGACCCGAGAGCGATTCAGTCGTCAAACGCTGTTCAGAAAGAAGTAATAAAACACGCTGCAACAACGGTTGAGAATATGGCAGACCTTACGGCGAAGTATGCAGAAATAAAAGGGCGTATGGTTTCCATGATGAGCAACTTCGACGGAGTGTCATTGTGGCAAATGAGGGAAGACCTGAATAAAACCTTAATCGAAAAGGCTTCGATTGAAAAGTACTTCAGTAGGTGGACACATGACATTTATGTTCAATACGATAGGATAGGTGAAAATCAGTTGAGAAAGAAATTAGGTCTTACCTTTGCGATGTACGTCGGTGGCGAAATTGAAACGTCAAGGGAATTTTGTATTGAGCGAAACGGTGAAGTATTTCACGAAAGTGAGATAATGAAATGGGTAGACCTTGAATGGCAAGGTAAGCCTGAAAGCGGTTACAATCCTATTATCGATTGCGGCGGTTATAATTGTAGACATAAATTGCGATGGATTTCAAAGGAACTTGCCGCAAGGAAAAGACCTGAAGTTCGTACACTTTTTTCATTTGAATTTGTAAAATGATAGATGTTAATGTCATAGGTTTAGGACTTGAAACGAAAGTCAAAGATTACAAGTTGTCAAAGAAATTCGACGACTTTGGCGTTATCATTTCAATTGATGCAGAAGCTAAATTCGATAAAGATGGTTTTGAAACATTGTTGCATAAAACGTATGAAGGAGCGACGGAAGAACCGACGGATATTACTATACATTGCGGAAGTGATGAGGTATCGTTTGACGGCTTCATTGGTCACAACGAAGGGTCATACAATACACGGCATTGCATTGCAACGAAGCCGCTAAGATTTTATAATGTTTATGAGTGTCTGAAAAATCAGGTAGTTAATATTTTCGATTATACGCAAAACACTACAAGTACTATTCAGGGGGAAATTGAAAGGGATTTCTATCAACATTCTGCAAAAGTATTCATCGGTGATTATTCCAATCCTATGGACATCGATATGATACTTGCCAGTCTTGGAGGTATTACGGATAAGACATCCGAAGGGTATGGTATTGAGTATATTGATGTGTCTGCTAATGTCGAATATGTAGAAAATGAAGTAGATTATGGAGCGGGGGGGATAGTTATCGAGCAGATTTATACAGGGCATTTACTGGAAATAAGTGTATGGTTTATTCGTTTCAAATCTGCAACGAAATTATCAGATGACTGGATTGACATCGGGGGGGTGTGGTATCTCAATCCGTCTTTCTTCATAACGTGGGAATGGCGACCTGCTCAAATCCGTGAGATGTGGCTAAATGATGGTGTCAAGAATATTACTTATTACGATGCAAATTGGTATGGCGGTAAATTAAATACTTACTTCAATACCGATATTTCAAATACATATTCATTGAATGAAATATTGATTGACACATTTGTCTGTTCAGGTGCGACGTTGGTTTCCAATTTCTTAGGCATCAATCCAGACGGAAGCGAACCGGCAATAAATGAATACGACTTTGCTTCAAAGTATTGCCAAAATATAAGGATTGTCCAATCATTTGACATAATCAGGGAAGGAGCGGCAAACGATTCTTTCGGATTGTCAGGTCAGATTGATGCTAAGGATTTGATATTGGATTTAAATCTGTTTTTCAATTTAATGTTGGTTTATGACGAATTGACCAATACTCTAAGGTGGGAGCATCATACCTATTTTGAACGCAAGGGTTACGACTTAGTTGCATCCAATGTTGACCACGAAGTAACCGAAGAATTGACAGTTAACAAAGATACCGTACATCGTGAAATATGGGTAATGGGTGCAGAGACACCGAGCGAAGGATTTTACAGGTCTGAAATTGATTATCGAAACTACCAGTTAAATGCAGAAGTAAATGAGAAAACAAAGCAGGTCAGGAAATTCTTAACGGATGTTATCAGAACAATAAATGATGAGAAATACAATGAGGATAGATATAAGAAGTTATTTTATTTATTGTCAACAGATGGAACTTCAATGATAAGTCTTAACAATGCTTTTTCAATCAGGAATATAGTAACCAATTTACATTCACGAAACAGACCTTTAAAAAATGGTTGGTTGGATGGTAATCAGACTTTATTTAGCGGTTATTCAGTTGGTCTATCTGGTGAGGTATCTTTTTTCGGGAACATCAAAGTTTTTACATCGCTCAATCCGGGCAATGCTATTCGTTCAAATCAGGGTACTTTTCTAATTGAAAATATTGAAATTCAAAAGGAAAAGATAACCGTTAAAATTAAGAAATAATGGACTTTGGGAGATTAACGCCTTTTTTATGGCATAAGAAAAAAAGCAGAATACGGAGCAACGTTGTCTATCATCTTGGGTCGATAACACAGGTGATAATTGGAACGGTTACGGCTGCAAAGTTGGTTAACGCTGCCACAGGTTCAGAGACTTCGTTGTCTATTTCCGTAAGTACTTGGACAGTTAACGGCAACACATTAACGGCTACTAAGATTGAGAGCAATGCCATAGGCACATACACAGGGAAGGAGTTCTATATCAAAATCACCATTGGAGGTGTTGACTATTATTCTGATTTTATTACCAACAGTTCATGTGAGCATGATACCACGTTGTACACGTTCAATGATTGCAACAATGTCAATTTCAACTGGGATTCAGCGGCTCTTACGATTCCGATAACGGTTTATAATCCACAGAATGAAACGCCAGAAACAAATACTGAATTTGAAGAACTTGTTACCGAAACTGGTACGGTAAGGATAATAAAGAGGCAGACGACACGTCACCGTGTGGTATTTATCCAACCTAAGTGGTTCGGCAATTTCCTTGACGGAGTTAAATCCAACAATACTAATTACTACGGAAGTGACCTGATTGAGAACTTCGATTGGGAGGGAGAACCGATAAACGAACTATATTCAAAATTCACAATTTCGTTTGAGTATCCGAGATTACTTGAAGGAAATGACTGTTGTTCTGATTTTAATTTGGACGACTTTGATTCACCTGATTACGGTGGAGGCGGGGAAGGATGTGAAGGATTTTCAGCGGAAATAGTTGACACCGACAATGTACTTTCTGTTACACTCACATCGCCGCCTGTGGGTGTGGCTACTTATCGTTGGTTTAGAAACAACGTGTTTTTGTCTTCAGCTCCAACAATAACGGCATTGTTACCGGGAAATTACAGATGTGATGTAACCATTGCTGGCTGCAGGGCATCAGCATCTTATTTCCGTGACGATGTATGTGGGTTGTTTTCCATCCGTGTTTATTCGACTGGTAATTTCGTTAATGCAGATTTATCTTCAATTCCAGACGGATGTACGCCTGATATATCTGTAGTACTTAACGGTGTAGAAGTGGCAACATCTTTGCCGTTTGAAGTATCAGAAACAGGCACTTACTTTGTTAGGGCAACGGCTTGTCAATGTGTACGGTCTGGTGGTGCATTCGTTGTATTTAGTGATGATTCAAATTGTAATTTCACGGCTTCGATTAACGTCAATTCTCCAGACTTGGAAGCTGTGACCAATGCTGTTTCGCCTTCCTACTTATGGCAGGTGGAAACGGCATCGGGTAGGACGAATCTTGGAACGGCATCGACACAACCGATAGGAGCAAGGGGTATCTATTGGTTAACCATTACATCGGGGTTGTGTTCTAAAGAAGTGTATAAATATCTCGAACCGTCGACATCAACTGGTTTCTGTGTGCTAACACGTCAGACCGGTCACGAGTTTACCGTATTTGGTATTGACTTGCTTGCGGTTATACAACCAATAACCGATTTGGAAGTAATCGTAAATGGTGTTACTTATACTTTCGTTTCAGGAGTTCCATCCATCGCAAACACATACGGAATAAAGTCGGATGGAAAGATTATCTTTGCGTCGGCAATTCCTTTATCAAATGCTACAATCGTAATTAGACTACTATGAGACATATTTTAAAAATTCTAATATTATTATTTTTCGGAACTTCTGTCTTTGGTCAGGGTATCAATCCGAGAACACTTGAAGGTACTTCGATTAAAGGAGGTATCTTAAAAGGCAATGTCAAAATCTATGACGAAGCAATCGGGGATAGTGTATGGTTGTACACTCATGACACTTTGTTAGTTGATACGAATCAGGTAAGGCACTTGCTGAATTTCGTAAACAATCATAGCTTTTCATTATCCGGCACACCGACACGAATACCATTCTTCAACACATCGTCGTCGCTTGGCACGTCGGCTGATTTGTATTGGGACAATACAAGGAGTCAGTTAGGAATAGGCACTACCACACCCGCCACATATCTTCAAAATGGGACATCAAAAGGTTTTGCGATACATGATGCGTCGGGAGACCCGAGATTCTCAATTAGCAACTCTACCCGCCACTGGTTGTTTTACTTAATGGGAAATAATCTAAATATATGGGCTAATGGGGTGGGTGAATTATTGACACTATCTGACAATAGAAGGGTAGGTATTTATAAAACGACACCGCTCAACACGCTTCATGTAGGCGGTGGTATCAGGATGGATAATTCAACAGGTACACCAACGAAGGTCATAGGCAGGGACGGCAATGGTGATATAGGAGATATAACACTTGGTTCAGGTGTGTCATTAACATCAGGTGTATTGTCAGCGACAGGCAGCGGTGGTACGGTAACGAGTGTAGGAGTTGCTAACGGTGGAGGTCTTACGGTAAGTGGCTCACCTATCACGACATCAGGCACTATAACCATAACGGC